ATCTGGGCCAGTACCCCGAGGACATCCGCCAGACGCTGGCCAACGCCGCGCAGAACGTGGACTGGGCGAATGGCGAGCGGCGCGGGGTGATCCCCGACGCTGTCGCCGAGAACCTGGCCCGCGAGTACGCCAATCACACCAGCCTGGACGACCTGATCGAGCAGCACACCCCTGGCCAGGCCTACAACACCGAGCAGCTGCGGGCAATGCGGAACGCCATCGGCGGCCAGGGCGTCAAGGTCGCCGACCTGGCCAAAGCCATCCAGGGCGGGGATGACTCCACCGCCACGCTCGGCCAGTGGCTGAACGAGGGCGACAAGCTTCAGCGGTTGATGCAGATGCTGGAGGGTGGCCGCGCCGAGATGGGGCGCGGCATGCGAGCGTTCGCCCAGGACCCCAGCCTGATCAACCTGTCGCCTGGCGAGGCTACCGCCAAGATCGTCCAGAACGTGGGCCGCGACAACCTGATGCAGGCCATCGGCAACTACCAGCAGCTGATCGACCAGGGCGCTAACCCGATGCAGCTGGCCAAGTTCTGGCAGGGCATCGTCCAGAAGCCGCCCACGGCCTGGGACTGGTACAAGGCGCTGCGCTACAACTCGATGATTTCCGGTGCGCCCACCGTGGAGCGTATTGGTATTGGCGGCGCGCTGGAGAACCTGTACGCCGGCCTGCGCGAGGGCGGTGGGGCGCTGCTGACGGGGCACCCCGGCGAGGCTGCGGCGGTGGCCAAGGGCGCCGCGCTGGGCTTCAAGAAGGGGTCCCAGAACGCCATGCAGACGCTGGTCCACGGCATCAACGAGGAGCAGGCCCTGGCCGGCGGCTTCCCGCGAGGCATCGCCGCTCGGGTGCAGGGGCCGCAGCGGGCGATCGCCACCGCTCTCGAAGCGCCAGGCCGCCTGCACTCGGCGCTTCAGGACATCACTCAGGGCACGGCCTACGGCATGCGCTCGTACCAGCGCTGGGCGCAGAAGGCAGACGCCCTGGGCCTGAGCGGCAAGGACGCCGCGCAGTACATCGCCGATGGGGTCGGCAACGCGGCGCTCACCCCCGAGGGGCGCGCCATCATGCGCGATTCTCAGGAGTTCGCCCAGCGGGCGGCCATGCGCGGCGAGATGGGCAGCTTCGGCCAGGCGCTGTCCAACCTGGGCAACCAGGGCGGCCCGATCGGGCACGTCATCATGCCGTTCGCCCGCGTGGCCTACAACCAGCTGGCCAGGGGCATCGACACCTCGCCGGTGGGCCTGCTCGGCACGGCCATCGACGTCGCTCGCACAGGTGGCCGCTACGCGGGCGCCAACACCGAGAGCGCCGTGCGAAACCTCGGCGCCCAGACAGCTGGTGGGCTGAAGGGCGTGCGACCCTTCCGCGAGCGCTTGCAGGACAACGTCATCGGCTCGCTGCTGAGCGGCGCGGCCTACTACGAAGCGCTCCAGGGCAACGTCACTGGCTCAGGCCCGCAGGACCAGAACCGCCTGGACGAACTCAAGGCTGGCGGCTGGCAACCCTACAGCCTGCGGATCGGCGGCAACTACGTGCCGTACCGCCTGCTGGGCCGCTGGGGCGTGCCGCTGGCGCTGGCGGCCAGCGCCGCCGAGGCCCAGACCTACGCCAAGGGTGGCCAGCAGACCGACGATCCGATGGCCATGCTGGGTGACGCCGCCCGCCGCACTGGTGACTTCGCCGCCAACGAGACCTACCTGAGTGACCTCGGCGACGCCATGCGCGGGCTGCAAGATCCAGCCCGCTACGGCAACAGCTTCATCTCCAACTTCGCCGCCTCGCACATCCCCTACGGCGCGCTGCTGTCGAACATCTCGCAGGCCACTGGCGGCCCGCGCCAAGTTCAGACTGCGGGGGTATCGCCGCTGGAATCGGCCAGAGAGACTGCTATGTCGCGCATCCCAGGCCTGTCTGGCCAGCTGCCACAGCGCCAGGACGTCCTGGGCCGCCCGATGCCGACGCTGCCTGGCACAGGCTGGGCGCCAGAGGGAGTCTCGCCAGGCCGCGCCGACCCGATCCTGACCGAAATGATGAACCACGGCGTGACGGTGCCCGCCACCGACAAGGTGCTGACGGCTCGTAGCGGGACTGCCGAGGTCAACGACCTGTCGCCCGAGGAGCAGCGCATGGTCCAGGCCCGCGCTGGCTACCTGATCCAGCAAGCGGTCAGGGACCAGATGGCCGACCCGAGCTACGCCACCTCTGGCAAGGACAACCAGGGCGCACTGCTGGCGCGGGCGGTGGCCAACGCCCACGCCCAGGCCGAACAGGAGATGCTCTCGCGCATCAACGACCAGACGCCGAGCCGGCTCAAGCCCGCCCGCAAGGTGCCAATCACGGTGCCGCAGGCCCAGCGCCAGCCGCTACAGGTGCCGTAGGAAGGAGACCCGAGTATGCCGATGTGGCCAGGCGGCCCGAACTATCCCTGGGAGGGCCAGGTGCCCTGGATGCAGCAGGGTGGTGGCCAGGCGCCTCAGCAAGATCCGTCCCAGTCGCTCGCCACTGGGGGAGGAGCAGCCCCAGCTGCCGCGCCGACGCCTGGCGCGGGGGCGCCGCTCAGCCCCGAGACCACCGCCACGCTGGCCCAGATGGCGGCCAAGCACCGAGGCTTCCCGGTCGGCCAGCCGACGCCTGTCACCTACAAGGACACCATCAGCGGCCAGCCCAAGCCGGACCCGAGCGGCTCGCTGACGTACACCTTCCCGGATGGCTACACCGTGGTCATCGGCGCCAAGGGCGAACTCGGCCCCGAGACCCCGCCCAAGGCCGACACCACGACAACCATCAAGGAACACCCGGACATCAAGGACAACGCCGGCAACACCTACACCTGGGACACCGCCACCAACGGCTACCGCCCAGCGCCAGGCGTGCCGACGCAGGCGGCCAACCCGGACGAGGATCGACTCAAGTCGATCAACGCCCAGGTCGCCGAGTCGCAGCGCAACGAACGCCAGGCCAATGAGGCAGCTGGCAAGGGCTACCTGACCGATAACGAGGTCGCCACCATCCGCCAGGCCGACACGCGGCTGGGCCAGAGCCAGCAGCAGATCGACCTCGACCTGGCCAAGTTCGGCCAGCAGAAGAAGCAGGAGGACACCCTGCTGCCGGGCCAGGTCGCCCAGCAGGGCGCCACGCTGGCTGGCACCCAGGCAACTACCGCCGAGACCCAGGCGCGCACCGGCCAGATCCAGTCGGCGGTGGACATCGCCGGCCAGAAAGCGCCTGGCGAGATTGCCCTCACGGCGGCCCAGACCGCCGCCCAGCAGGCGACAGCTGGCCGCACCGCTCAGGAGACTGCCCAGGCCAACGTGCCTGGCGTGACCAGCACCGGCGCGGGCGGCGTCTTCTACACCCGCGACCCGAATACGGGCGCGATGACGGCGCACGTCAACCAGGCCGTGGCGCCCAAGACCATGGCCGACGTCGCCCAGCAGGTAGGCCTGTTGCAGTCGCAGGCCACCGCCCAGAAGGACCAGCTGGCCAAACAGGTCGCCTCGGGGGCGCTCAGCCAGGACGCCGCCGCGAAGCAGTTCAGCGACTGGTGGGGCCAGAACGTCGAACCCCAGAAGGCGATGCTCGGCGCCGCCCAGCAGCAGGCCGCGCTGGACCAGCAGAAGCAGATCGAGGAGCAGAACCGCCTCAACCTATCCACGGCTCAGGCAGCTGGCCAGACCGCCGTCACGGCCCAGCAGGCGCTGCTGCCGTATGCGGTGGGGCCAGACTTCGGCAAGGCCACCAACAACATCCTGCAAGCGTTCCAGTCGGGCAAGGCGCCAGCCCCGATGGACTACTCCAACGCCTTCACCTTCCAGGCGCCGGACATGAACGACATCTACCAGAAGGCCACGGCGGCGGCGCTGGCGCACATCTCGCCCACGGCAGCTGGCATTGTCGGCGGGCCTGGCGCCACGCCGAGCATGTTCCAGAACCCGCCCGACGTCAACCAGCAGCTGAACATGACCAACTACGGCTTCGCGGGCGCCCCGCCCACGGCGCCCGCGCCCGCGCCGGTCCCAGCTGCCGCCGCGACCCCAGCCGCGCCAGCCGCGCCAGCTGGTGGCCTGCCGCCGGGTTGGGCGGGGGTGCCTGGGTTGGACCCGAGCCTGTCGGGCCAGCTGAATCCGCAAGGTGCCAACCCAGTGCCTATCCCCAATTACCAGTTCGCCGGAGTCGGCGCCTGGTCCTAGTTGACACGTAGATAAGGAAGCTTCACGATGCAGCCACAAGAAGCGGCACCTTCAGAGCCACAGCCAGTCGCGGATAGCGCGCCAGCTGAGCCGAGTTCGGAGCCGACGCAAGAGACTTCCAGCGAGCATTGGTGGCGCCGATTGGTGCCACGAGTACTCAAGGGGAGTGAGGAGCGCCAGGCCCAGGACACGGCCGCAGCCGAGCAACCGTCCACGTACACGCTGACGCAGGAGGAGCTAGATAGACGGGTCCAGGCCGAGACCGATCGGCGTGAATCCAAGCGGGCGCAGACCAGCAAGGAAGCCGAGCGCAGGAAGCTGCGCGACGAGGACCCCTGGGCCTACGCCGAGCAGGAGCGCCAGGCCGAGAAGACCCAGGCCCAGGACCGTCAGGTCACCGATTTCTTCGGCAGTATCAGCCGCGAGCATGACAAGGTCTCGCTCGATCCACTGGTGATGCTCCTGCCCGAAGCCGAGCGCAGCCGCATCCTGGGCCTCCAGGGCGCAGGCGTCGGCCTGGACGGGCGCAAGCTGGTGGTCACCGAGACCCTGAAGTCGCTCGAAAAACAATGGAAAGCCGAGGGCAAGAAGGAAGCTGAAGCCAGCCTCCGACGCAACCCGGCCTTCCGCAAACAGATCCTGGGCGAGAGCCGGCGCGGCATGTCGGAACCCGAGTTCCTCAACGGCGGCGCCGCCTCAACCAGCGACAACAGCGTCAGCAACATCCTCAGAGATCAACTTCGGGCGCGCCACTAGCCTCTTCCGCTCCGTAGACGGCTCGCCCCCTGAAGGGGGCACGCGTGCCATACAACTCGGTCGCCGCTCGCGCCACGCCTGGCGTTGGGCCACTTATTCCCGAGGACGTCCAGAAGGAGATCGTCCAGTCCATCGAGGTCAAGTCAGCTGCCCTCCAGCTGATGCCGCACACCACCATGAAGCGCGCCCAGCAGCGTATTCCGGTGATGACCCAGCTGCCGACCGCTTACTGGCTGGCGGGTGCCAACCTCGACGCCCGCGATCGTGGCATGAAGCAGACCACGTCGCTGGCCTGGGACAACGTCTATCTCAACGCTGAAGAGATGGCGGTGATCGTGCCGGTCGCCAAGACGCTGCTGGACGACATCGACTACGACTTCTGGTCGCAAGTCAAACCCAAGGTCACCGAGGCCTTCGGCGTGGCGCTGGACGAGGCCATCTTCTTTGGCAACGGCGCGCCCGCATCCTTCCCGACAGCCATCGTCACCGCAGCCAACTCGGCCGGCAATCTGCTGCTGGCGGGTGCCACCACGCCCGACTACATCGCCGACGTCAACGCGGCCATGGGCCTGGTCGAAGCTGACGGCTATGACGTGACTGGCTTCTGGGCCAGGCGCCAGGTCAAGGCCAAGCTGCGCGGCCTCAGGACCACCACCAACGCCCTGCTGCTGTACGGCGATGACAGCGGGCCGCAGGCCTCGGCCAACACCGGCACGCTGTACGGCGAGCCGATCGTGTTTTCCAACGCCGGCCTGGTGGAGTTCGCCACTGGCGCGACGGGCTACTCGATGATCATGGGCCAGTGGGACCAGAGCATGCTGGCTGTCCGCGAGGACATCAGCATGGAGATGTTCGACACTGGCGTGATCACCGACAACGGCTCGCCGCCGGTGATCCAGTTCAACCTGATGCAGCAAGACATGGTCGCGCTGCGCGTCATCGCCCGCTTCGCGTGGGCCGTGCCGAACCCCATCAATCGCCAGCAACCGACCGCAGCTGCCCGCTACCCGTTCGCCGTCATCCAGCAAAAGGCCAGCACAGGCGGGGAGTAAACGGCGTGTCCGACGTCATTTTCATGGCGCCTACCCAGGACTCGGTGACGCCGACCACCTACTACGGCAAGGACCACCAGGCCACCCTGGCCGACGAAAACTTCGTCAGGAGTCTGATCCGCCAGGGCAAGGCCGCGCTGCTTGGCGCCACCATCCGCCAGCCGCGTGTGGCGCCGATCGCGGCGACCACCGCCACGGTCAACTGGCTGGTGGACCAGACGTGCTCGGCGATGTCGGTGGACTTCGGCACCTCCACGGCCTACGGCACCAACGTGGCCGCCACGCCGGCCTCCGGCTCGGGCGCGATCGTGGCCAACCTGACCGGGCTGACCACGGCCACGCTCTACCACTTCCGCATCAACGTCACCTCGGGCACTGCGGTTACCCGCAGTCCCGACCAGACGTTCACCACCTCGTAGGAAAGAAGGCGTCTATGGCCAAGCTGAGCGGCAAGCAGCGGCAGAGCATGCCGTCGAGTTCGTTTGCGCTGCCTGGCAAGGGCGAAGGCAAGAGTGGCAAGGGGTCGGGGTCCTACCCGATCCCCGACGCCAGCCATGCCCGCAACGCCCTGGCGCGGGTGGCCCAGCACGGCACCAGCCAGGAGAAGGCGCAGGTACGCGCCAAGGTCAAGGCCAAGTTCCCTGGCATCGGCAAAGGCAAGAAGTAATGCCGGGCGGCAAGCCATATCGGAAACCCGTCAGTAAGGCGCAGGCGCGATTCTTCGGCGCGGCAGCTGGTGGCCAGGTGCCAGGCTTCGACCCGAAGGAGGCGCAGAACAAGCTGCGCGGGGTCAAAGAGTCCAAGCTGCCAGCCCGCAAGAAGGGAGGCAAGAAGTAATGCCTCAGATCCGCCTGCTGGCGCCGGTCTCGCATGAAGGCAAGGACTTCAAGGTCGATGACGTGATCAGCGTTGACGAGATGACCGCTCAGGGCTGGCGCGCCCAGGGCAAGGCCCAGCTGATGGCCGACGAGATCGCCTCAGCCGAGGCGGCTGGCCACTACACCGACGTGATGGGCCGCGAGGAGATCGTCGAGCCGCAAGAAGAGGCTCACGATCCGATCCCGCCGGCCAGGAAGAAGGGCAGCAAATGAGCGAGACTCAGCCGACAAGTGGCGGCTACGTCGAGGTCCTGGCGAGCACGCCCGACATGACCAACCCCAACACCGTCCACGGCGCAGGCGCCTGGCTGGACGTCGCTGGCCTCGATCCAACGTGGGTGCAGGTGTACCAGAACGCTGGCCGTCTGTCGGCCATCCAGCCCAGTATGCCTGCGGCACTCGAAGTCCAGGGCCTGATGGCGTTGCCTGCGGCGTGAGCATCACCCTGGCCCAGCTGGAGCAGGAAGTTGGCCGCCGCGTGGGGCCGTACTACGCCTACATGGTGGACCAGCAGGTGCCCGCCACCTCGACGGCCAGCTACGCCAACTTCCCCGCCCTGCGCTCCAGCATCAGCCTGGACAACGTCACCAACCTGTGGATGCTGCGGCGCGGGGTGTACGGCGATGGCACCTCGCTCAGCCCCGCGTTGCCAGCCATCGATCGGCAGCGGCTGGTGTTCACCTATGACCCGTCCTCGGGGCATGTGGCCACCGAGCGCAGCTGGGGCATCATTCCGCAGCCTGGCGAGATGATCGAGTTCCACCACCTCGATCCCGCTCAGGAGCTACGCATCGCTGTCCTGGCCGGCCTGCGGCGCTGTTTCTACGCCGACAGCGTCCAGATCGCCTCCCAGCTGAACGTGGCCTGGACCGACCTGACCGCTCAGTACGCGTGGCTCACCCAGCCCTGGCAGGTTCAGCGCTGCTGGTGGGCCTGGTACGGCTGGTCCTACTACCCGCGAGGTGATCTGCCGTTTGATGTCTACATGCAGGCCAATCACCTGATCCTCAACGGCACTGGCAGCTACGGCATGGTGCCTGGCGCGCTGTGGGCCGAGGTCAGCCGACCAGCCTGGTCGCACGTCAACGGCGCCGACAGCACCACCGGGCCAACTGGCGACAGCGACACCCTCGACGTGGACCTCGACTACGCCGCCGCAGCTGGCCACATCGAGGCCTGGCACCACTTCCCGCGTGCGCTGGCGTCGGCTTCAGCCAGCGGGACGCAAGCCACCCAGCAGCAGGCAGCTGCCGAATTCACTCGCCAGGTTGGCTTCTGGGGGCCGAGGCGCCCGGCTGGCTATGGCTTCCACGATGCGGTCTACGGGGTGAGTAACGCGCTATGAGCGACCGGCTGTACAACGACCTGGCTGGAACGATCGACAACGCGATCGTCAACTCCAGTGTCCTGCCGAACCAGGCTGGACCCACGGCATTGATTCAGGGGCCAGCTGGCCCGCAAGGGCCGAAGGGAGATCCAGGCCCGATGGGTCCGCTCGGGCCTGTGGGCGTAACGGGCAACCAGGGTATGCAGGGCATTCCTGGGCCTGGCTGGAAGGTGATGACCCGCCCGCCCAACCCTGGCGAGCAGAGCGGCGATCAGGTCGGCACGATCTGGTACGACACCGTCAGCGGCGAGTTCTGGACGCTGGACGACAACACCAGCCCCGTCTGGGTGTGGACTTTTCAGGGTGCTGTCTATGGCGAGCAGGGCATCCAGGGGCCAGTCGGCCCGCAGGGACCCATCGGCCCGATTGGCCCGCCAGGCGCGCAAGGTAACCAGGGTGTGCCAGGCCCGACCGGCCCGACAGGCGCCACTGGCCCAACGGGTCCGATCGGCCTGACCGGCGCCACAGGCGCCACTGGTCCACAAGGTGTGGCGGGTCCGACAGGCCCGCAGGGTCCGATCGGCAATACTGGGCCGGCCGGTCCGACTGGCCCTACAGGCTCACAAGGCGTGCCAGGCCAGGGCGTGCCCACTGGTGGCACGGCTGGCCAGGTCCTCGCCAAGATCGACGGCACCAACTACAACACCCAGTGGGCGAACAGCCTCAGCTTCCCGCTGCTGGCGCCCAGCACGGCCCCTACCGCGCCCAGTTACAGCTTCACCGGCGCGACCAGTCTTGGCCTGGCTCGCGTGACAGGCAGCGTGAATCTGCTCGAACTGCTTGACGGAGAAGCCAGCGGGTATCTCGTTGTCAGCGGGCGCACCTACGGGGCGATCGGCGCCAACGCCTACCACGACGGTGCAGCCTGGCACAGCTGGGATACGGCGAACGGCTCGACTCTGATGCAGGCTGACCCTACCAACATCAACTGGTTCACGGCAGCGGCGACCACTGGGGCGCCTGCTTTTACGCAGGCGATGTCCCTCAACTCGGCGAGCCTTGCCCTCAACACTAACCTGAAGGTCACCGGAACGGCGGCTTCCTTCAGCGGCGATGGGCTGGAGATGTGGAACGGCGGCAACCTGTGCTACATCCACGGTTACAACCGAGGCGCAGGCACCTATCGGGACATGGCTGTTTACGGCAACAACATCACGTTGCAGCCGATGAGCAGTGGCTACATCGTCTACGGCAACGCTGGGACGAGCTACAACCCGACCTGGCCGCACAACTTCAAGGGCAACGCCATCACCGACGGGCGCTTCTATCAGCGGGCCAACGGTGCCAACTACTGCTACGACGCGGGCGACTTTGGCGTGGACTCGCCAGGCGGCGTCGGGGCCAACAACGTGGTCAGGCGCCAGGCCAACGGCTACATCATGACCAACTACCTGAACATGACTGCCGACATCCAGGGCGGCAAGCCGCAGTACGTCGCCGGGATGGTCAACAGCGACAACTTTTTGCGATGGTTCGCCGCCTCAGCCATAGGCCCCCCTAGTGGCCAGATGTCGTATGCAGCTGGTATCAGCGGAACGACCGGCGCTGGAGCCTGGGGGCAGCTGGCGTGTGCGGCGCCAGGCGCCAACTCGTACATGCACGGTGACGGCACCAGCCTCTGGTTTGACAGGGGTGGCATCTGGACCTTCTACGCCTACATCCAGATTGCCTCTGAAAACAGCATGAACACCGGCTGGGCGTATCTGCGGTTTGGGGCGGGGCTGACTGCGACATACGCACCGGGGTGCGGCCAGTCTGGTGGCCCCCAGCCCTCGCAAGTCTCGCTCTACTTCGCCGGCAGCGTTGGGGCTGGGACGGGCATCAACATCCAGGGGTACTCCGACTATCACGCGCACGGCGTGACGGGCGGCGTGTGGTACGCGACGTTCGTTCCAACTCAGGCCAATCCGAACTAGGGGGAACGATGAGTGTTGGCTATGCCGTAGACAAGTTTCAGGTGGACCAGCTGAGCGGCCAGATCAGCAAGACGATCGATCAGTGGGCGCCCGATGCGCTGAAGTTCAAATCCTGGCTGGACACCATGCCCGACGATGACCTGACCAAGCCGCCTTTCAACTACGAGCCAGGCGACGTGGCGCTGCTCAAGAGCGCCTTCAACGACCTGTCGCTGCTGGCCAACATCTACCTGGGCAAGGACGTGATCACCGTGGCCCGCGACCTGGGCACCTTCTCGCGGCGCCTGGCAGGCCTGTATGTCTGAAGTCACCGAGGTCACCCTGCGGCCAGCCGTGGTGGCCCGCCTGCACCAGCTGTACTTGCAACTGGACGGGGCGAAGATCGCCGCCCAGGCCGCTGTTGAGGCGCACAACCAGCTGCTTCAGCGGTTGAACCAGGGCATCGCCGACGCGTGCGCTGACGAGGGCATGCTTGTGCGGGCCGACGTCCCGCCAGGTGTCACCATCGACTGGGATACGGGCATAGCCAAGGTCAACGAGCAGTCACCCAACGGCACGGTGGAGCATGCCAACGCTGTCTAGTCGGCGCCGCCCCTGGCCATGGGACATGCGCCTGGGCTTCTCGCTGATCTCGGCCGAGACCACCTACAACGGGCTGATGCTGGTGCCCCAGCAGAGCGGCCTGCTGGTCGGCAAGAAGCAGCAGAACCTGGCCAGCAGCTTCCCGCCCACCACCGACTACGACTCGGCGCCTGTCTACAAGGAGCACACCTTCCCGTTCCGCCCAACTGGCGGCATGGGCGAGAGTGTCCAGTCCAGCAAGACTGACAAGCGCTACCACTGGGCGATCGACTGCTGGGTGACGGGCGGCCTGATCGGCAAGGGGCCGCTGCTGCACCCGATTGTGCCCACCGTCACCACTGGCGGCATGGTGCG